CCGTGAACCGCCCCGCCTCGAACCAGCGATCGTCGAAGCCCGCGAAGGACGCCCAGCGAAAGACTCGCCCCCCCTCCACCGCCTCGACCGCCCGCTCGGCGCGATACCCCGGCGCCGACAGGTCAACGCCGCAGGCCGCATCCCCGAGCACCGCCGAACAGGGTCGCTGGAACACCCGCCCCCGCGGCACGCCCAGCGCCTCGGCAAGGCCCCGCAACTCGGCCCGGAACGCCGGACCCGACCGCACGACCTCGCCGATGGTCCCGCGGAACTCGAGCGCCCGCTGTGCGGGATCGGCCCAGTTGACCAGCCACGCCCGCACCTCGGCCCCGTCGAACCGCCCCGCGTCCAGATCGGCCTCGGTCACCGCATCGTCCGACAGCACCCCCACCGCCTCGGCGTTGTCAACCGAAAGGCCCGTGGTCTGGCTCAGCGCGCTTGCGCTCAGGCCCGTCCCGGCGCGGAACACGATCCCCTCGAACTCGAGATCCCGGTCGTGATCGGTGAACCCGAACACCGCCCCGTCGCGCCGCACGACGGCCCAGGCCCGGCACACAGTTGTCACACGGCCTGCCAGATGCGCATCAAGGCTCACAGCCGCACCTCCACCACCGGCACCTGCGGCACGTCGCCAGCCTGGAACGACGCGACCGACACCGCGATCCGGTCGGTGTCGAACCGCACCGGCACGTCGAATTCGAACCCGGCCCGCACCTCGGCCCCCTCCGGCACCGGGTCGGCAAAGGTCACGATCCCCGTGGTCGGATCGACCGACCATTCCACCCCTTCCCGCACCGTCCGGCCGGCCACCGCGACAACAACCGTTCCCGCCACCGGCTTCACGATCGGGCGGACATAGGGCTCCGGCCCCGCCGCATAGGTCTTGACCAGCGGGAACGCCGTCCGCACGCCGTCGCCCGCGCCCAGACGCTGATCGAGCGGTGTCACCGCCGCCCGCGCCGCGCCCGACTTGAAGTCCGCCCAATCCTTCCAGCGGAACCCGTAAAGCTGCCCCCGCCGCGCCTCGAAGAACGCGATCAGCGCCTGCACGTCATCCAGACTGCGCAGCCCCAGCCCCGCGTCATAGCGCCGCCGCGAATGCGCCCAGGGGCTGTTGCGCGCCTCGAACCCGTTGGCAAGAGTAACAATCTCGGTCCGCCGCTCGGGCCCGCCGACGCTGCCGAAACTCAGCGACGCAGGAAACCGCACCTCGTGGAACATGCCTCACCCGTTCCGCTGACCGCGCGCGAGCACCCGGCCGACCGCCGCGGCCACCTGGCCCTGGCTGCGCACGAAGCCCGCGACATCGGGCGTGGTGACGTTCACGGTCACCTGCACCGGCCGCCCGCCGCCGCCTGCCGCCCGCACGCCCAGCCGCCCGTCGGCCCCCCGCGCCAGCGGCAGGATCGCCTCCGGCCCCGCCTCGCCCATCAGGCCCATGCCCCCCCGCATCGGGAACGTGACCGGCCCGCTGACGATGCCGCCCTGGGCGAAGGGCATCACCCGGCCCTGCACGAAGGCCCCGCCCTTCTCGAACGGCACCAGCCCGCCGATCAGATCGGCCACCGCCCCGCCCAGGGCGGCCTGCACCGGCCGCATCGCCGTCCGGTAGACCGAATCCACGATCGACCGCCCCACCATCCGCAGCGCGTCCGACAGTTTCATCCCGTCGAAGATCAACCCGTCGAACGCCCGGCGAAGCCCCCCGCCGATCCCGGCCGAAAGGCTCGCCGCCTCCCGCCCGGTCACCGCGAAACTCTCGCGCATCCGCCGCAACTCGCCGTCGAACGCCGCCACCACACCCGGCAGCCCGCCGAGCGTCGCCTCGAGCGCGGCGAGCTGCGCCTCGAAATCCTCAGCCATGATCCCTCCGATCCGGGTATGCGGCCATGAGCTCGGCCAGCCGCGCCCGGCCCATCGGCGCCTGCGCCCCGGACAGGCCGAGCATCACCCGCAACTCCCAGGGCGTCAGCCGCCAGAACTGATCCGGCGTCAGCCCCAGCCCGTGCAGCCCCGCCCGCATCAGCCCCGGCCAATCCATCAGCCCGGCCCCCCGAACGCCCGCGCGAGCAGCTGTGCCGCCGCCCGCGCCGCCCCCGGCACCCCGCCCTCGAACTCGGCCGTCGCCAGATCCGCCGCCGTGCCGGTCCAGCCCCCGCCGCGCAGGCCCGCCACCAGCACCGCCAGCACGTCGCGCGCCGAGAACCGCCCGGCCTCGAACCGCTCCACCAGATCGATCAGCGACGCCGCGCCCAGACCCGCCTCCATCTCGGCCAGCGCACCCAGCGTCAGGCGGCAGACGTGCCGCCGCCCGTCGATCACCACCGCAACCTCGCCCGCCCAGGGATTCATCACAGCGCCGTGAAGGTCAGTGGCCCGGCCGAGGCCAGCGACAGCTCATAGGTCGCCTCGCCATCATGCCGCCCGGCATATTCCAGCGCCGTGATCAGGAACGGCCCCTGCACCACCCCGAAATCGGGAATCACCACCTGAAAGGCCGGCACCTCGCCGTCAAAGAAGATCTGCCGCGTCCGCTCGTCCGTGCTCGCATCCCGGAACACCCCGGCACCCGAGATGCTGGCCGACTTCACCCCCGCCCCGCCCAGAAGCTCGCGCCAGCCGCCCTGGCTCTCGAGGCTCGTCACCTCCACCGTCTCGGCGTTGAAGCTGATGCGCGTGGCGCGCAAGCCCGCCACCGTCTCGAACTGCCCGTCGCCGGTCAGGTCCACCTTCAGAAGAAGGTCCTTGCCGCTCTGCACCGCCATCCTGGCCTCCTCAGTGAAAGAACACCGGGCCAAAGGCCCGCCGCGCAGCGCGGAATGTTCGAGAAGTGAAAGCTGTGTCAGCCCTCGACCCGCGCCCGGAACACGAGGTCGATCCTCCGAACCGCCCCCGCCCCTTCGCGACGCGCCCGCGCCGACACGAACCACAGCCCCACCAGCCGCCCCCGCGTCATCATCAGCGACGCGCCGACGAGCGCATCGGAAACCGCCGCCGCGGCCGCCTTGGCCGCCGCAAAACCAGCCTTGCGGCTGATCACGCTCACCGTGAACCGGTGTTCCGCCCCCGCCCCCGTGCGGTCCGAGGCATCGCGCACCTCCTCGGGGCCGATCAGCACGAACGTGCCGGGCCCCTCGCCGGGCGGGACGGCGTCATGCACCGCCCCGCCCACCAGCGCGGTCAGCGCCGCATCCCCCGCCAGCCGGTCAAAGACCGCCGCCTGCAGCGCCGCCGCCATGCCGTAACTCATGCCGCCACCTCCTCGCGGGCGAACAGCGTCAGGAACCGCCCGCCCCGCGTCTCGGCCACCGCCTGGATCAGGAAGACCCGATCCCCCAGACGCAGCCGCTCATCGGGCTTCGGCCGCGACGGGGCACCGACAGGCGCGGCGCGCACGGTGATGCGCCAGGCCACCCGCCCCTCGATCAGCTCGCCCCGCACGGCCTCGCCGCCCGACCCCGCCGCCATCTCGCCCCAGAGCACCCCGCGCGGGCTCCAGACCTCGGTGAACCCGCCCGCGCCATCCGGCACGCGGGTCAGCGCCTCGAGCACCAGCCGCACGCTCATCGCCGGCCTCCCAGCACCCGCACCGTCCGCCACCGCTCGACCAGGCGCGCCACGGCCGGCGGCAGCGCCGCCTCCGGGCGGAACCCCGCCTCGTGCCGCGCCTCGTGATACGACGCGGCCAGCATCATCACCGCCTGTGCAAGGTCGGGCGGAACCGCCGCCCACGCGCCGAATCCGGCATCGAACACCACCTCGGCCACGGCGCCCTCGGGGATCGCGGGCAATGCCGCCCCCCCGCGCGGGACCAGCCGCGGCCGGTGCATGTCGGGCACCAGCCGCCAGCGCGATGCATCGACCGGCACCGCGCCGCCTTCGTCCAGAATGGCCACCGACACGACCGCCGCCACCGGCGCGAGCGGCAGCGCCACCCCGCCGGGGTCGCGCCAGGCGGCGACCGTCCAGACGAACCGCCGGGCGATCAGCGCCTTGGCACAGCGCCCCTCGATCGTCGCAAGGGCCGCCCGCAGATAGCCTGCCAGCAGCGCCTCCTGCACCGCCTCGTCGCCAAAGCCCGATCCCAGCCGCAGGTGATCGCGCAAGGCCGCCACCGGCAGCGCCGAAGCCGGCACCGCTGCTTCTTCCACCAGCATCATCGACGCATCTCCAGTCCCCACAGTCAGGTCGGGCGCGCACCCACGCCGCCCGGGCGGAGGGACAACGGCTAGCCGGCGTATCAATCCGGGCACGCGCCCGCCCCCCGCCCCTCAGGGGGGCGGAGAGGCTCCGCAAACGCCCGTCAGGACGCCGCGAACCGCAGAAGCTTGATGGCCGCGAAGTCGGTCACATCGCCCCCCACCCGCTTCGTCGCGTAGAACAGGACATGCGGCTTGGCGCTGAACGGATCGCGCAGCACCCGCAGGTCGGGGCGTTCCGCAATCGTATAGCCCGCGCGGAAGTCGCCGAAGGCGATGGCATAGGCATTCTCCGCGATGTCCGGCATGTCCTCGGCGATCAGCACGGGATAGCCCATCAGCCGCGCCGGCTCGCCCGCCTGCAGGCTGTCGGCCCACAGGAACCGGCCATCCGCGTCCTTCATCTTGCGCACCGCACCCGCGGTCTTCGAGTTCATCACGAACGTCCCGTTCGCGCGATAGGACGCATCCAGCGCATAGACGAGATCGACGATGGCATCGGCCGGCTTGTCGTCGTCGAAATCGCCCGCCGTCCCGGTCGTGACGTAACCGAGGCTGCCCCAGGCCCAGGACGCCTGCGGAACCTTCGGCCGGTGGAGGAACCCGAAGGGCTTGTTCTCGCCGTTGCCGGAAATGAAGGCCGCCGCCTCCGCCCGCGCGAACTTGTCGGCGATCCGGCCGGCAAGCCAGCCCTCGACATCGAAGGCACTGTCGTCAAGCAGCCGCTGCGACGCCTTCGGCATCGCGCTCAGTTCGTGCAGCCGGAT